CGATTTTCTTTACACACAGCCCAATACTTTGTATCCCATATCCAATCAATCGTGTACATTATATATCTTTCTTCTTCTTTCGAGTAGCCTTCTTCACGGGCACATCATCATACGGTGTCCAACGCTTCACAGTACCATCGTCTAGGAGCTTGATGAGGTGTTCACGCTCTAAGGCCTGAATCGTTACAGTAGCACCAAGAATAAAACCGGTGCGTCTACTATAATAAGCACATACACCGAAAGAAAGTACTAGAAGAGCGATCATCCAAGTTTCAAGGTACATTATAGTTTTTCCTGTTTATAGAGATGGATCTTTTCCAGTAGACTTTCAATATACTGGTTCTTATCGCGTATGAAGACTTGTGGGTGTTCCATGAAATCAACAGATATAAGAATAACAATTTGATTTATAGGTTCGCCCACAAGTTCTTCATACATTAGAGCATACGCAGTACATTGCTCAAAGTAATTTTCTATCCACTCTTCCTTCTTTTCTTTTCTGGAAGTTTTGAAGTCGATGATTGAGAGTGTCTTACCAAACTCAGCGATAACATCAGTTCTTCCAGCTACACCAAGCTTCTCACTATACAGTGGACTCTCAATATAGTGTATATTGTCTACCAAGTCAAGTGTTTCTTTCATATCATTGAAAGATTGTTTCATATCTGGCATTACACCGTCCAAGAATCCCTCTTCACCACGAATGTAACCTTCCATCATATTGTGGAATTTAGTTCCACGCAGGGACGCGCGTGTGGACACTTTATCAGCTTCCTCATGACCAACGCGATTGCGCCACTCAATCATAGCCTTCTTTTTGAAATGCCCGAGGACAGTTGTGACAGATGGAAGTTTGACACCGTTGGGAGAGATATAAAACCTCTCCCCGGTACTTTCATCTGTCTCTAACTGTTTCAGTTCTGGCATGCCAGATACGAAGTTAAATTTTCTCATAAACCCATTGCGTCTTTCTGTATTATATATGACTTCACCAGACCAGAGCGCACAATATCTTCCTTCATAAATTCTACATGCTCAAATGTATTTATTCTCTTCGTGATGGACATCAACTGTGTGATGCCTTCTTGTTCGTGTCTCTTCAACAAGTCTGTCTGCCTAAAGTCACCACAAACAATGATGCGAGACTCATCACCCATTCTTGTCATTACTGTGTCTGCTTCTTGGAAAGTCAAGTTCTGGCTTTCATCCAAAATAACAATCGCTTTGTTAAATGTGATACCACGCAAGAATGAGGTAGTTGTGAACTGGACAATTCCCTTCATCTTGAGTATGTCGTAGCCATCACCTCTTCCGAACAAACTATCGCAAATCTCACGATAAGGTTCTTCATAGACAGCGGCCTTTTCTTTCATTGTACCAGGGAGAAATCCCATGTCTCTGGAAGGTACAACCGAGCGAACAATGATTATTTTATTATAAATTGAGTTGCCTGTCAAGATTTCATTTAGAGCAAGATAGAGGGCGCAGAATGTTTTGCCTGTTCCGGCAAATCCGTGTAGCATTATATGATAGCCTTGTTTGTATGCGCTAAATGCTTTCTCCTGATTTGCTGTGAGAGGCTTAATTGTTCTTAACTCAAAATGAGCAGCCTGCTTCTGTTGTGCTTCTGGTTGTGGTTTCTTCTTGTTCTTGGTTGGTTTTCTAGACATTTTGTCTCCTTTAAAAGCAAAGGGGAACGAATCACCTGCGTGACCATTCCCCTTTGAAACTTGCGACTTTCTTTTCGACTTCATACTTCCTTGGGTATGTGCCATCTTTTTTCTATTACATCCTTTTTAGCACCCGGAGTTGCTTCCTTGATGCGACCCAACACATACTTAGAAAAATCTGATGGAGGTTTTGTGATGCCGAGACCGACAGGATCACCTAGGTTCATGCGAAATGTTTGATTGAGACTTGGAAAATCTACCAGGAACTCTTTGAGTTGATCATATGTCATGTTCACCTCAAACTCTTCTCCGGTTTCTGTGTCTTCGAAACTGTAAATCATACTCTTATTTATAATCCCTTCATTCTAAAAATCATTATTAGCAGTCACATATTCTTTTATGATAGTGAAAAAGTTACCAAACAGAAATCCAATAGAGATACCCGACCACTCTCGTAGAGTATCGGGTAAAGGCTCGCCAGGATATACTGTTTGAAGATATACAGAAGCAGATACAATAGAGAGTATCAGCAGGACAGATAGAATCCATCCGCTGATTAGAATGCCTGTGACAAGATTTTTAGTTCTTGAGCTTGGTTTTTGTTCATTCATCATGTCTGTATTTAGCAAACATCATTTGCCTTCCAGTGCTGCGGCGGCAATCTCTTGGATGCTGACACGGCGCGGAAGGCCACGGACTTGCGGCCTGTCCAAGTATTCAATTTCCTTTAGAGCCGCCCGCAGCCGTTCAATCTCAACGGCGGCCCACCACTCACGCTCATTCTTTGCGATACAGGGGTTCATGATCTGCTCTTCCAACGTAGATGCTGGCGTTGCTTGGTATGCCTTTTCAGCGTCACTCATCGCGCGCCTCCTGCAGCAGGGGGAGGATGATGCCAATCTGCTTGAGGTCATAGTCTTCTCCGTTGTCACGGACAGTCAAGACCTTGTGTGGTTCCATCCCACGCCACGCATTGAGGGCTGCTGCGATGACATCCCTCGCAGTGTACCCCGCTACAGCAGAGCCTAGTGCTTCTAGACGTATGGCTGCTGCAACCCAAACATCATCCGGTATCTGTTCAGGCTTTATCATTAATCCACTCCGGTGTTTCACGCTTTGTCCATTTGTGCATCCTTGCCTTGGCCACACGATAATAGTTGCGATAGGATGCGACAGAATCGTTTGGCACTTTGTATTCGTCAGGCATTGCTGGTGTTACTGGTGTTAGATAGAACACGCGAATGTTATGAGGTGTTCCCATAAGCCATTCACTCATGCTATCACACTTATGTACTTTGCCATACCGATGAGTGTATTCGGCCAGTAATCCTAAGAAGTGGCAATAGAGCCAGTTATAGTTGTTGTTAGATGCGCGGGACCACACTGCCGAAGGGTGTGAAACATGCGTGGCTGAATATAGGTGCTGCTCACGCTCATCAGGCAAACGCCAACGCTTGACATTACGACCAGTCTTGGTCTTGTCAATATATTGTTCGCCATCAAGAACGCGATGAGCGGTGGACAAAAGCTGTGCGGTCTCGAGGATCATCTTGACCACATGCTTGTCCACCATCCACATCGCAGACTGGATTGGATCTTTATCGATTGCGAAAATGTTCATTCGTTCTTCACACAAACATAGGCTATTTCCTTTTTGGTACCACTAACAAGAGCACCAAGTTGAGATCCAGCAGATTCACAAGCTTCCTGAGAAGCCATCGGCACATTGGTCAGTGATACTGAGTCTGTATTACCCCCCCACATACCAACATGTACGAAAACAATCAATACCCATTGCATATTTTAATCCTCGATTGCGTCAATACGAAAAACTTGATTCGGTGAAACATTCAGTGTACGATCCAAATCGATACTACCGTCTGGATTCCATGAGCGAACACGGATCTTCTTGACGCCCGCAGGCACCTTCCATGTTGCGGAATTTTTCTGTGTAGCAGCGGTGGCTACAGCAGCAAAAAAAGGCAGGGCTGTTAACCCTGCTACAAGGGAGCGTCTAAGCATTTGTATTTCCTCATTTTGTTATAGTTATATTTATACCTTACTTGAGGAAGTTGGCCACATCGATACCGTCCATGGAATCCCAGTCGGGATCAACAGAGTAGGTACCACCAGCGTACTCGCCACCATTCTTCATGCCGATTTCAGCCAGCAAGCGGTCAGCCATAGCGTCGGCGTGATCCTTTAGAGCATTACGGGCTGCCTTCTTGACAGGCGCGCTCGGTGTCTGCTTAGACTGGCGAACCTTGATCGGCTTAGCCGCCTTAGCGACCTTGGCCTTCTTCTGCTTCGGAGTAGCATTAGCGCCACGCTGAGCCGGCGGCACCCACTGGTAGTCGCGGGTAGCCGAGTCGCCATCCGATACGAACTTGTACTCGGTCACGGTACGACCAGTCTTGACGGTCTCAATCTCAAAGCCGCGGAGCTTGAGATAGCAGACATACTTGGAAGCATAGGCGCCTTGGCCTACGTGCTTTTCAATCTGAGCGGGCGTGGCCGAACCCTTCTCTTTAAGAAAAGCCAGGGCGCGATCATGTGCAGCAATCTTAGTCATGTGTGTGTTTTCCTGTGTTTATTGAGTTAACTTGGATATAATAGCAGGTATATCCAGACCTGTCAAGCCCAAATGAAGTCTTCAGGCGTTTCGCGGTGGATTTCTTCCAGAACAGCACGAACATCGGAACGAATAGCGCGGGGCTCGTACATGTAGACATAGGCATAGATGGTGGCCTCGTCACGCATTCCGCGTTCCACAGCCGTCCAGACCAGTTCTTGGATATCCATAAT